TGATCCGTTACAGTGGCGTTGGTATCGCCCACCCCGGAAATGATCGCCTTGGTGACAAGGGCATCGTCGTCGTCGTTAATCGTCGTGCCGATAGGCCGGTTGGCCTGCCGGAACGTGCCGTAATACGTGACGAGTCTCAGATAGCTCTGGGCGCCGCTATCGTTGACCAGACGGACCCTGAACCAGCGCGGCCCTTTTACCGCTGTGTGAAACTCATGGACCCCCGAAGCGACAGAAAATCCGGCGACCGGAAATGTTGTCCAGTTCGTCCCGTCCACACTGAAGTCGAAATAAAGCGTCCCTGAATTGTCCGTCTGGCACGACACCATCACGTCAGGATGGTTCGATTGATCTGCAACGCCTGTGAACGTCGCCCCGCCTGTCAGCGGCGTCGTCGTGCTGTTTCCCTCGCTCGCCTCGCCCGTCTGGATGACGGGGAGCGGATTGGTGTCCGTAGCCGATGTTACCATGCGGCCCTGGTCATCGACCAACAGCGCACGTGCAATGTTGTCGCTGTCGGTTCCATGAAGGACATGTGCGCCGCCCTGTGGCGTGCGCGGCCTGCGATAATCAGCCACCGTTGCGCCTCGCCTCTGCCGGTGCTTCTGGCTTGTTCATGTCGTGGATGATCTGCGCCGTCCTCGCCCGCGTCTCGTCGCCCTGCGCCATGGTGAGGTCGAACTTGGCCGCGTCCAGCGGGTTCGGCGGCGTCGGCTGCTCCGGCGTCATCGTCTCGCGCGCCAGTGCTTCAGTCTGCATCCGCGTGTACTGCGTCTGGGCGCCTATCTGCTCCACCTTGGCCATGTCCACGGGCGTAAGTGGCTTGGGCGTCGGCATCTGCTGCGCTTTCTGAAGCTGAGCCTGCATTTGCTCCAGCGTCTTTTGCAGCTGCTCGATCTGCTGCGCGGCCTGTGCGAGCTTGGCTTGCGCCCCGCCCTCTTCCTTGATGCGCGCCGCCAGCTTTTCCTTGCCCCTGATCTGCGAGGCTTCCAGAAGCACGTCAGGCGGGATCGGAACGCCAGACTTCGCCATGTCGGCCAGCTGGTTGAACTCTTCGTGCTGCAGCGTCAGCGATTCCGGCGCGGCATGGAGCGTGATGTCTGCGTCCATCTTCGCCAGTTCGGTTCCGGGAACCATCTGCATGACCGGCTGGCCATCCGGCCCGATCTGCGGCTGGCCCGTCATCGGGTCCACCACAGGCTGCTGCTGGTTCAGGTGGATGAACCGGAACGCATCGGGCTTGTCCGTGATGCGAATATACTTCGGCTCGGTCCAGAACTGCTTCGCCCGGAACCACATGGCCCGGTAGATGCGCAGCTTGAAGTTGTTGTGCGTGTCGAAAAGGTCGTTCTCTTCCGCCAGCCCCGATTCCTGCTGGGCGATGATCGCGCGGCCGGACTGGTTCTCGGTGCCCCTACCCTGAAGGCCAGCGTTCGGACCCTGTACGTCAATCTCGCCCTTGGCTTCCTGAAGCAGCTCGAAATTCTGCGCGACTTCCTGTGCGCTCTCGATGAAGCCCCAGTCCTGCCCCAGCACGCCTTGCGCGATCAGCAGCGCGTCAGCCGAAGCGAGGATTTCCGACGTGTTGGCCGGCAGGATGCCCTTGGCCCTTGCCCATGTCCGGCGCTGCTTGATCAGGAACAGCGCCTGCGAGCGGCGGAAGTTCATTTCCGACTGCGGGCTGATCATGTCGCGCACCGAGCCATAACGCTCGTTCTTCCGCGTCATGTAAGCCGAGGCTGCGATGATCGCACAATCCGGCTTGCCGTTGTCGTCCAGGTACGGGCTCACCCCTTCCTTGAGGATGCCGCCGCCTGTGAAGTACACGTAGTTCCAGACGCCGCCTTCGCCGCGCCAGTACATGCAGGCGATGCGGATGCGGTTTCGGTCTTCATCGCCCCACATATCGTAAGGCTTGTCCTCATAGCCCTCATCCTGCGCGCCGTCCTCATAGGAGCTTTGCAGCTTTGACTTCAGGTCCGCGTCGAGCTTCTCCTGTTCCTTCGGGTCTTCGACCTTCTGCCGGAACAGGTCGAACGCCTCGTCCTCGTCAAACCAGTCCTGATAGCCGAGATAACGCGCATCCGAGAAATCCCGCTTTTTCGAGCGCGGATCGTAGAAGAAGCCATCATACATCAGGTGGTTGATCACCACCTTGTCGCCATTCTCGACAATCACCTCAACCGCTTCGATGCCCTCGATGTTGAGATCGCGGAAGGACTGGCTGGCGATGTTGTCGAAGCGCGTTTCCTGCTCGATGAAGTCCAGAACGTCGGTAACGATTTCCGCCGACTTCTCATCCTCGGGATTGCGCGGGGATGCGCGCGGGTCCGTGCGCTGCTTCTGCTCCAGCCCGCACAGGAAACCGATCTTCCGCTTGATGCGGTTGGACGTGACGATGGGCTGCCGGCGCTCCAGCAGGATCTTCTTCTCTTCGCCGCTCCACTGGCTGTCATCGAAGTTGTCGTGCCAGTCGCGGTCGCGGTGCGCCAGCTTGCGGGCTTCAGTGCAGGCCTCTTCAGCGCGCGAGAACATGCGCTTATAGGCCTCGATACCCTTGCCCTTGAACTCCTCGGCGGGCTGCTTCACGTCCTCCATGAAGCGCCCCTGTTGTCGGTCGGGGCACTGTATCCACTACGGGCCAGCGCGCGTTCATTGGCCGGCATCGCAATCCCGCTGTGCGCCTGGTCGATCGCAGCGCCCATCAGCGAGCAGCAATCGACGGCATCGTCATGCTTGCCTGCGGGGAATGTCAGCAGTTGCGACAGCACGCGCTCTCCGTCTTCCGTCTCAGGCAGGCTCACAAGTCCCATTGCCGCCCGGCTCTGGAACCCGCGCGCCCGCGTCGGCTTGTCCGCAATGCTCGGCAGCCATTCCATCCGCGCGTAAATCCTGCGTTCCATCATCCGGCGATCAAGCTGCGGACGAACCGCCTTCTCGATCACGCCCTTTTCGCCAAAGCAGCACAGCGGCTTCCAGCGTTCGATCAGGTCCAGCAGGCGCTCGATCCACACGTCCGAGGTCGTCTGCCCGTGCCACCAGTCCAGCAGGAAAAGTCGGTTGTCGGGGTCCAATCCCCAGACGCCGTGCTCTGTGTAATCACCATCGCCTTCCGTCACCGCGTAATCGCTGGTGATGTAGACGTTCATCACTTCCGGCTTGCGGGCATGGCGCTTGAACCAGCCGCGCTGGAAGAAGGTGCCTTCCTCGGGTGACGGAACCTGCTGGAACAGGCTCGACCACGTCCGCGCATTCGCCTCGAACTTCGACCAGTGATCGGGCCCGAACCATTCCGGCCAGAGGTATTCGCCAACCTGACGCCCGAGCGGATCATTCCGTTTCGTCGCCTTTGCCGGGATTGCCAGCACGTACCAGTCTTGCCCGTCACGACAGCGGATCATCCCGCTTTCGCCCGACCAGTTCTCAGGCAGGATGCCGCCGGCCAAGTCGTCGGCGTGCCATCGGGTCTGGATGATCACAGTGCGGCCGCCCGGCTTCAGGCGGGTCTGCAGATCATCGATGTAGGCGTCCCGCGTCTTCTTGCGGATCGTCTCGCTTTCGGCCTCCTCGCGGCCCTTGACCGGATCGTCCACCACCAGAAGGTCAGCGCGGTTGCCGGTCACACCCGACAGGATACCGCCCGCCATGTATTCCGAGCCGTTGGTCAGGCTCCACTCATCGGCCGCGCTCGAATCCTGCGAGACAGTCACGCCCGGAAACAGGTGGCCAAAGCTCTTGGACCGGACCAGCTGGCGGGCTCGCCTGCCCTGCTTCCTCGCAAGGTCTGAGCCGTAGCTCGTCAGAATGACGTTGCGCCTTTCCTGCCGCGCCATGAACCACGGGACAAACACCACATCCACGTAAGTCGATTTGGCCGAGCCGGGCGGCATCAGAACCATCAGGTTCCGTATCTTGCCGTCCGCCAGATCCTGCAGCCTCTCCAGCAGGATGTCGTGATGCGACGCGAGGGCATCGATCGCCAGCGTCTCGAACCTGTCTTCCTCAACTGCGCCAGAAACCGGGACCGTGGGAATGTCCACCATCCGGGCGAACCACTTCACGTCTTCCCGCGCCAGATGCTGGCGAGCAGCGAGAACGTCAGCTGCGGTCGGCTGGTAGGCGGATTGTGGCGAGCGCTTCGAGTTGCGCTTTGCTGAGTTTTTTGGCGTCGATTGACGTGGTCGCGATAGGGCCGCCATCCTTGCCGACTACCTCTTGCGTGACTTTGTCCCCGAACTTCTTCGAGTTCATGCGGGCGAGCGCCCATTTGCGGGTGTCCACGCGAAGCCGTGCGCGCTGGATGTTGTCGCCATTGACCTGCCAGCCAGCGTCGTCCTCGCCGTGTCTGGCCATCCAGTCGTTCTGCGCATTGTCCGCGATGTCGAACATCTCATCGAACAGCTCTTCAGCGCGGATTTCACATGCCCGTGCGTATTGGTCCGAAAAGCTGTTGTTTGTTGCGATCCAGAGATGAACCGTTGAGCGTGCAGGCATCGCCTCATCCCGGCAAATGCTGCGAAGGCTTTCACCTGCCATGAGGCGAGTGGTGATGGTTGCCGCCAGCTCTGGCGTGAAGATTGTCGGCCGACCGTTTTGGGCTGGCCCAACCTCTGCTTCCTCGGTCATTTGATGCAGTTCTTGCTTGTGCGTGGCCGTGTTGGTGGCACTTCGCTGGGTTTATGCGCTTAAGTCATGCCCTCTCGGCGGCGCTTTTCGGCGCGCGGGAGCAAGATTGTTGCTTTGGGTGTCTACTACTGAACCGGCACCGAGAACGGGCAATAGGTCTGCATGAGCAAGTAGAAGCTCTGGCCTGCGTAGTTGTACTGGCATTGCCATGCCATCTGGCCGGTGACGGTCTGGACCTGTTGGGACTGGCCCGTGAACATGGCTTGCTGGGATAGGGGCTGCATGGTCACAGGCGGGGCCTGCATGGGCGTTGTGTTGATGGGGGCGACGGGTGGCGGTCCGTTGCCGAAACCGCGCTGGAAGCCATCTAGGGCGGCGCCTATGCCCTTGCTGGGCATTCCGTTGGATTCGCAGGCTGTGAGTGCAAGTGCTGCTGTGAGGCTGAGCCAGATCCGCATGCTGTCCCCCGTGTTTGCATGGGGAATGTAGCTTGGTTTGGGCCGGGCGTCACCTTTCAGGCGTTTCCTGCGACTGGCATGTCCAGAAGCATCAGGGGCGTGTCGATGTCCATGGCGTTGAACTGGTTTGCGACCTCGATCATGAGCAGGGCGACAACCATCTCGCGCATGGGCCATTCGGTGATCTGGGCGAGTTCGGTGAGGGCTGCGTGCTCATCCTCGCTTAGCGTGATGGTCATGCGGCGGCTCACTGGTCGCCTCCACCCATGAGCTTGCGATGGTGGGCTTCCATGCTGGCGTCCATCGGCTCGTAGGCTGTGTCGTAATAGTCGGAGAACTCGCCGTCCTTGCGGGCGGGCTTAGCCGGCGCGGGGGCTTCTGCTGGCGCTTTGGCGGCCATGGCGAGGCTGAACCAGCTTTTGAACTCGTCCAGTTCAATGAGCCCGTTGCAGAGCTGGTAGGCCTTGCCTTCGAGTTCTTTAGCGAAGTCGGTCATGCAACGACTCCGACCGGGCCGTAATCGTCACGAACACCCGTCTGGAAATCCTTGAGACGCAGGAACTCCTGCTGGATTCGCCCATCCGAGAAGGTGACGGTAAGATCCACGTCCGAGGCGCTGCCGATCGCGGAGCATGTCAGGGTGACGACGCCGGATGATACCGAGGCTGTTACCGTGGCGCTGTCTGCTTCGACGGCGGCTGTGATGGTGGCGCTGTCGAGGATGTCCGTGAAGTCCACGTTGACCTTGAACGTCTCGTCTGCCGTCGCCTGGATAACCGTCCGCCCCAGTTCTGCGTCCCAGAGACCTCCGCGCACAATGCGGCGGCTGTTCTCCCTGACGCGGACGATAGGGCGGACATAGGCCATGGATTACGAGACCGTAGCCGAGAACGGCGTGGCTTCTGTGCCGGACGCTTGGGAATAGCCGCGAACGAAGAAGTGGCCGGCAGTGGCGTCCACGATGTCAAAATACTCGCCTTGGGCGGCAAGGCCGGTCGTGGTGCGGTTCAGGGTGATGGTGTCATCGTTGTCAGCCGCCCACCAGATGTTCGGCGCCGTGGCGGTGTCGCTGTCCTGCACGACATAGCCCCGGAACTCGTCCGTGGCGTTGCCGACCTTGATGACGTGGCTGTTGCTGGTCGCCGTCACGGTGATGAGGAAGCGATACATCGCCCCGCCACCCGTGCTGGTGGGGAGCGTGACCACGCTGCCAGCCGCCGTATCGAGGCAAATGATCTTGCCCTCGTGAGAGGCCTCAGTCATCGTCAGCGTGCCGCCAGCGGCAACGAGGCGGCTGGAAACGTCCGCCGCGCGGTTCAGCTCAGTGACGGTCGCATCCAGCGTGGCGCCGGAGCCTCGCTTGGATAACAGGCTGATATTCAGGTCGTTTTCTGGGACGTGCTTGCGGGGCATGGGGGAAGTCCTTCGGGCTGCAGGCGGTTAACGATGCACGAGCATGTTGCAGACGGCGGAACCACCAGCGGTTCCAGACGCAATCAGCTGGTAATCGCCAGGCGCATCCACCACGAACGACGCGCTGGCCGTCCAGCTTGCGGCCGTCACACCGTCGGGAAGCTTCACGGTCACGAACGTCGCGCCATTGATGCGGCGCTGGAGCGAGACGGTGATCGTGCCGGAGATGACGATATGGAAGCTCAGGCGCTGGCCGTTGACGACGCCAATCGGGCCGCACAGCTCCCCGTCTGCGTCCAGCGTGCCTGTTGCGTTGTTAGCCATCCTCGGCCTCGCTTTTCGTTAGGTGTTCAGGCTAGGCCAGACGTGAGGCCCTGTAGGGTGGCATTGGCTGCCGCCCCCGCGAAAATCTTGATGAAGGCAATATCGCCGTCGAATGTGCGGGCGCCGGCGCTGTCCACCCCCACAATCAGGCGGGTCGGATCTGTCGGCAACGTGACGCTGGTGTCTTCCGTTCCGAGTGTGCCGTTACGGCAGTTCTGGACGGAGTTGGCAGCGATACGTCCAGCCGCGCGTTGCAGGCTGGTGGGCACTGAGGTCATAATTGTCCCGCCGCCAACGTTGCACTGGTTGGCGCTGGACGCATCCACGCGAAGCCTGAGCTGGTCGGCAGCGTCGATGCGGTACAGCGTCATGTTGGCCGCGCTGCCTGAATCAAGAAGCGCCACAACTTCAGTGCCTCCGCTGTCCGTCGAGCGGATGAAGCCGACCAGCCATGTGAGCGGGTAGGTCACGCCCGAGAGTGGGATAATCAGGCCGTTGGCTGCTCCCGCAATGCGCTGGCCAGTGGCAACCAGGTTGAGCGTGCCCGACAGAGATGGGATGTTGGCAACCGCGCCCACATTCACACGATTGATGATCGCGTAGTTCTGAGCGAAGTCGATCACGTAGCTGGGCGTAGGACTGCTGTAGGCCCCTGCGCTGGTCGCAACGCTAGGTCGGACCACCGATCTGATGACCGAGCCTATTGCCACTTACGCCTCGAATGGTGGGCGGGCGCGCCTCTGAGTGCGCTGGCCCCGCGCTTTGAACTTGTGTCGGCTATTCGCCCTTGAGGCGCCACTTGTGGATGAAGCGAGCACGCTTCCACGCGATGAAGCTGGCGCGGATCAGCAGCAGGCCGAGAACAGCGCAGGCGACCGTCAGGGCGAGGATGGTTTGCTCGTCGGTCACGCTGGAGCCTTGTTCATTCAGTTGGCAGCTAGAGCGCCGTCCATGCCCAATGCC